GAAAGTCGCGTAGCCTGATTTGTTGATGTGCCAGCCAACGTTCCCAGTACCGTCCCAGGTTGTCGACTGGATGTAGCTGCCGATTTTGGTGTTGTCGATAGTCCCTTCACCAATCACAGTATTTCGGATAAAGGTCTGCCCGTTCTGAATAACAAACGGAAGCGTAACCGTAGCTCCTGCCTGGTGCGTTACCGCGAAGCGGTCAGCCAGGAAGATAACCTGCGACTGCATCCCAGATGGCGTATTCTCAACGCCGATCCCCATCCCCGCCGCGTAATACTGGCCGTTGCTGGATAACCCGACCTTAATGCTGTACATCGCCTTCAGGTCGCCGTTGATGTTCGCAATGGCCTGCGCATTGGTGGTGATCGCAGAAGTGTGGCCATTAACGGTCGCCGTGATGCTGTTTACCTGCGTGGCCATAGCCTGCTGGTAATCCGAGAACGTCTGATTCAGGTTGTTGATAGATGCTTTGTTGCCGTTAACGTCCGTCTGCAGGCTCAGCAGCGAGCGCGCCGTTGCTTCCTTCTCGTTAACGATAACCTCGTCAATACGGTCCAGCTGTGCGCTGCTACCGGCGACTGAAGCCGACAACGATTTACGCGTGGCCACCTGAGCCAGGTTGCCCTGAATAATCGCGATAGCCGAGTTCTTCACCCCACCCGTCATGCCGTCCATAGACACGCTGATGCTGTCGATTCGCTGGCCCAGGGCGGCATCTTCTGTTGCTACCGTTTGCTCAAGCTGACTGAGTGAAGACGAAACATCCCCGACCGTGCTGGAAAGCTCATTAACGCTGGTCTGAATCTTCCCGACGCCCTGGGCATTTTTGGCGATATCTTTCGCCTGCAGCTCAAGTTCATCGTTGGCCTGTTTGATGTCGTCAGCCATGCCAGCAATTTTTTCATTGCTGTCTACGGCATTCTCTACCAGGTCCTTCAGGACACCTGTTTCCTCCATCTCCTTGAGAATGGAATCGGTGATATCAGATACGTCCGTGCTCGACTGGCCAAATACCCACTCGGTCCAGTCGCTCTGATTACCGAGGCGATCAACGAGCCTTGCCCGGTACCAGAACGATTTTCCGGCGAGCAGCCCCATTTGCTGGTAGGACGATGAGGGATAAGGCACGTCTGCCAGCAGTAACGGAGAATCAACGTTCGCCGTGGCGCTGTAGTGAATTTCTGTCTTCTGCGTGTCCTGCGCCCCGGACGGAAATTCCCAGGAAATGCCAATCCCAAACACCAACGGCTGCGTGGCGAGATTCACGGGCATCGACGGTTTTCCGACCTTACCCGTAAGCTCCGTCTCAGCTGACGTTGCCCATAGGGATGCGATATCGAGCGCGTTAACCGCGCGGATTCGGACCACGTAGCGCCCGGAGTAAATTCCGTCGACCTCAAAGCGCGTGTTACCGGTGCGCGGAACGTTAATCCAGTCGCCGTTGTTCTGACGCCACTGCGCCTCATAGGCAACGGCATTTTTGACGGTATCCCACGTAACAACCATCGTGGTGATGCCTATCCCCTGTTCAACGCGGTACCCGCTTGAGAGCGTGATATTTTCCGGCATTCCCTGTCCGCGTGGCGGCACTACGCTGACGGGCCTGTCTTCAATCACCGCACCGTCATCAACGCGCGGAAACTTGTTCGGATTGTAAGGCAGGCCGTTAATGGTGACCGTGTTATCGGAATTAACCATAAGCCGCTTAACGCGGAACAGCTGAATGGCTAAATCAGACTGGTCAAGCACCCACGCTGATTCAGCATTTGGGGTTACGCTGTACGCTGTCTCAACGGTCACGGCGCGTCCGGAGATGCTTTTCACCTTCCTGCCTTCGGATTTGCCGGTGGGCAGGTTAACGATAAGCGTGTCCCCCGCTTTCGCAGTTGTAATACGGTCAAGCGTGACCTTCGTTCCGGAGGCTGCAGCTACGCGACCGCCGTTCTCGCGACCGGCCAGCGGGGCGTTACTGATGCCGACCACCTTGCCTATACGCGGGATGCGCCCTTCCATCCCTGTTTTAAACTCCACGCCATTGTCATCGCGGTTGGTTTCAATGGCGTAAAGCCCGTGCCGCTGCGCTTCTGATTCACGCGTACACCCGATACGGGACAGCTCTATGGTGTTAAAGCCGAACCGGTTAGAGACTTCCGGCACCCAGGCGCTGGCCTGATCGTCCTGATAGCCGTTGGCCGGGTTGCTGTAGGTGACGATTGCTGACGAGTAGTTCGTCTTTTCCGATGTGCTGGAGAAGTTAAACGCGCCCACGATATTCGACTTGTTGAACACAAAATCGGGGTCCAGCTCGTGCGGCATATCGGCGTCAACGGACAGAAGATTGTTGGACCAGCTGATCATCCCCCTGAAGATGTTCGCCAAATCCATCAGCACGGTCCATGCATCGGTACGCTGGGAAATGTACAAATCGCAGAGGTACCGCGCCTCTTTCCCGCCTGCACCGTCCGAAACCTGCGCATCGCAGTACTGTGCAATCTGGTACAGGGTCCATTTATCGACTAAATCTGCGGTGATCCGTTTTCCCAGACCGTATCGTTTGTTCAGCACCAGATCGTAAAAAATCCAGGCGGGGTTGTTTGTCCAGGCCCACTTAAAGGTTCCGTCCCAGGTGCCGCTGTAGGTGCGGGTAACAGGATCGTAGTTTGCCGGTACGCGGACGATTATCCCCTTCATTTCCACGGTGACGTTTGGCGTTCTGCCGTCAAACAGCTTCGAATCAAACTGGATGAACAGCAGCGACGTGTGCGGATAGCGCAGCTTGGCATCGACAATATCGGTCATTGATTCAATGCGCGAAGTATCCGCATGTCGACCGTCGCTGGTATTTTCCGTCAGGCGTCGGACGCGGATTTGCCAGCCGGATGTCGCTGCCGGCAGGTCAATTCGATAGCTCCGCTCATATCCGGCTGCGGCAATGCCGTCCACCTCATCCGTGCCACATTCAACGTAGGAACCGCCATCGGTTGAAATGTCGATAGCGAACTCGATCCGGTAGCCATCCTTCCCGCCGCTGTCGCGAAGTTTATAAACGCCGTTCGGAAATTTAAACCGCAGGCGTACTGCAGAAAGCTGGGTGTTGTTAATGGATTTAACCCACGGCGTCCCGTATTTCAGCTCCGTACCAACGCTGATTTCATTCTCTACTGCCGGGAAGCCAGCAATATAATCCTGATCCACGGTGCCGCTGCGCCACTCCCACGTCACGCCAGGAAAGTTTTCATTGCCAGCATCATCAAGCAGTGGTGTGCCATCGAGATAAATATCTTTACCGGTAAAGTCTCCTGCAGCTTCCCCCTCGGTCAGCGCCAGCAGAATTTTCATGTACGCTACGGAGGCGATCTCGGTACCGCGATTGCCGCCTTTATCACCGCCGCCACCGCCCCCTTTCGAACCCCTGATTACTGCCATATGCAAACTCCGGGCAAAAAAAATCCCGCCTGAGCGGGAGAATTAAACATGTTGCGAGATAAGCGTTATTGCTGTTCTTCTGCGTAGATGCCGCCGCTGATAAGAACACCGGCGACAAGACGCTTACCGTAGAGAAGATTGACGCCGTTCCCCGCTGCAGATTGGTTGATTGGGGAGCCAAACGAATAGCTTTTCCGGGTATCGCCGGAGTCCATCGTCATGCCCTGAGTGCCGCTGGGTGTGAGCATCTGGACAACGCCCCCAAGCATCATCGCCGCCCCCATTTTGTAGAGGAACGGCGAGGCCACTGCTGCTGGCGTAAAGCTCAGCGCAAAGCCAACCGCTACCAGCACAGCGCCGAAGATGGTCTGGAACACTCCCGCCTTTTTACTGCCAATAATGACCGGCGCAATCCTGATAACTTCATGCACACCGTTCAGGTGCAGCTCTTCTGCAGTCACGTTGCGGGAGCCGTTAAACACGCTGTAGGTCACGCCGCGTCCTTCACTCGTATCGAGCCAGCGCTCAAAGCCGGGGAGCATGATACAAAGCGCCCTGATAGCCTCCCGCACCGAGGAAACGGAAAGGCGGTGCTCACGTCCAAATAAAGTGCCGAGCTTGCCATAGAGCCGCACAAGCACGATTTTCTCAACTGTGTTCATCGCCATTCTGGTACCTCAGTGTCAACATTGTTCTCTCGCGCCACATGCCGCCGTAGGGAACGACTTCGCTCAGTTTGCCGTACATGTGGTGCAGCATTTTCCCGTCGCCCAGATAGATGCCTGCATGGTTGATTTCGTCTGCCTTGTACTGCATCAGGATCACATCCCCTACCTGCAGTTCGTCGGCGTGAGAATAAAATCCCGCTTCGGCATAGTGTTTTACGTAAAGGTTTTCGCCGCGCGTCCACCAGTTATCGTCACGCTGAAAATCAGGCAATTCGATGCCCCGCTCCTGCTGATACCAGTCCCTGATGAGCCCGTAGCAATCCCAGCTGCCGTGTATAAAGGGCCGCCTGAGAATCGGCGGTGTATCTGCCGGTGTGGTCACCGTGTACTCACCGCCTGGCCACGACATGATCACCCAGGGCAATCCGGAGTCATGGCACGACTTCAGGTCGTCGGAGGAAGCGTGCGGCCCCGCATCCGGATGTGAATGAACGATGGCCAGCACCTCCCCCATATCCTCTGCATCAGCCCAGGCCTGCGCAGATATCATGAAGTGCTCTCTGGGATTTTCGTGTGAATTACTGCAGGGGATGTACCGGCGCTGGCGCGTGGCGCGAATAATCAGGCCACAGCATTCATGGGGATAGGCTGCAGCAGCGTGTTTTTCAATGGCGCTAATAAGTCGCTGGCTCAGCATGATTAAATCCTTGTGATCGCAATTGCCGGAAAACCGCCAAACGGCAGCTGCTCATCTTCCCCCCAGCGCAGCTTGCAGCCTGCGACCGTTCCGGAGCAGACGTCATCTGCAGGGTTATCAACCGGGTTGCCGAACTTGTCGAAATACTTCGTGCCGGTGTAACCGCAGTCCGCACCCCGATACTGGCCCTGCAGGCACCATGCGCACCGGCTGGTCATTTGCCTTCCCGGAACCTTCTGCCCGGTCACGTCGACAGGCGAGCTCAGCTTGAACTGAACGTCCGTTTCGTTATCTGCCGTTTTGCTGTCGATGTAAAACACCTCCAGCTGCTCGGCAGTCGGATCGGCCTGGGGGTTCCCGTCCGGGAAATTACTGGCATCGAGGTAATGCGCATACGTTCGGTGGATGGTGACCTTTGCCTGCTTCATATCCTGAAAAAGGTGGCACAGCGCGGAGATCGAACCGTCCAGATTACCAACGGATAATTTTGGTGACACAGGCGTTCCGTCACCGTTGGCTTCAATATCCTCAATCTGGCATGGCCAGAGATCGTATCTGATGCCCTGCCAGTAAATCGGCTTACCCGGGAGCTTCGATTCATCATCACCGGCAGCGAGAACTTCTTCTTCCGTGTACGCTACTGCGTGGTTGTGGAAATAGAGAACATCGGCACCGAAGGCGGTGCCGTCAACTTCGAACAGGGTGATCTGATTGCCGGGCTCGAGTTTTTGATCGTCAGCAGTAATGCTCATAGCTTCCTCACGTACAGGACACTACACCAATAAAAAACCCCGTAATCCGGGGTTTCATATGAATGGATAAATAATTAATTGGTTAGGTTTGCACTATTGGCTCGGCCCGATATGCCGTTGAGAAAGTGACTGATATAGTCATTCGTGCAAAATCAAGAGCCGTGACCTTCAGTTGCGATGCGCGGTAGAGTCCAAGTTCACCCAAAGGGTTGGTCCATTTGAATGCTTTGACTTCGCCATGCTCGCGCAAAAACTTGAGCACCGGCTTCATATCCTCATTCATACCGGTGAACGTTAATGGCCATGACTGCGTCTCCGGGTTAATGCCATCTCCGGTTACTGCCTCATAGCCATCGCCGTATTGTACGCTGCTGGTTCGGTACTTAAAGTCTCCCACAGGGCCATTACGCGGAGACCAGGTAAACGTCTGCAATGCCATCAGGCCGTCCTCATTTTGGTGTCAATCATGCCTCCGTTGGCCAGTTCGCGATCAAGCGTTTCAATAACAAACTGCTTAAGTCGGGCTTTGGTCTCGCTGGTCAGAAGCTCCTGACTTTTTGAGGAAGGTTCCTGACTCGCGCCGCCCTGCTGAATGACCTGCAGCGGAATAGTTAAAGAGAAATGGAGGTTGCCCTGGCCAGCAGAGGGCTGCGAATACGAGTCTCCGGATGGTTTTGCCACGCCGCCACCGACCAGCCCACCTTCGGCGTAGCCATTGCCGTAAGTAAGCTGATTCAGGAAACTGAGCATGCCAGGCTTCTTGACCACAGATTGCGGAACCACCCATTCGCCACGGTGAACCACACCGGCGACGTCATGCTTGCCGCCGTCGCCGGTATAACCCCCGTCAGCCCAACCGAACCAGCTGCTCACACCCAGCGCTGAAGCACCGGATTTGATAGCGTTCAGCATCAGCATCTTCGTGATCATCTTGCCAATATCGTCGATAACAGATACGGCCAGCGATTTGAACTCTCCCTTTCCCTTCGACGCAACATTCCAGAGGGTAGTACCCATGCCATCCATCGCGTTTATGGCGATGTCGCGAACCTGGGTGAACTGGTTTTCAGCGTCAACGCGCCAGTCCGTCAGCCCTTTTTTCATCCCGTCAAACGATGACCCTTCTACCTGCTTTTTTCGCTCTGCACCGCTACGGACAATTTCCAGCTGCTTCTGCTCTTCATCCCTCAGCACCTCAGTTTGTTTTCGGTACAGTTCGGAACTGTGATCGGAAATCGTTTTATCCTGCTCTTCCCGGAGCTTTGCAAAACGCTCCCGGACCTGCTGCTCTGCTACCATCTGGTCATAGGCATCGGAGCTCATGGTCATCTGGGCGACACTGTTAGCATATTCCTGCTGCAGCTGCAGCGTTGAGCGATAAAGCTCCTGGTTCTGCTCCTGAATCTGAAGGCCGAGTTTGCGCTGCTGGTTGGCTTTATCCAGGCTGGCGTTAATCTCCAGCTGGTGACGCAGCTCCGTTTCCTGCGCCAGAATGCTGCGCTGGCCAGCGGTCAGGATACGCTTCTCCTTGAGGTCAGCGATTTCCTGGTTGAACTGCGCCAGTTTCTTCTCCGACTGCGTCAGCGTCTCGGTCTGTTCGTTCTGGGACCGCAGCGCGGCCTCTTCCTGCCGAAGCTGATTCAGGCGGGTAGTTGCAGCATCGGCGCTGTAAGCCTTCTCGCGGGATTTTTTCTGCTCGGCATACATTTTGTCGATGCCCCGCATTGCCTGCGTGTATTCAGCCGTTCCTTTGGTGAAAGTGGCATTAACAAGCGCAACGGCATCGGCCCGCTCTTTTTCACGCGATGTACCGGCTTTTAGAAGCCCTGAAAGCGTGTTTTCATCCTTCAGACGCTTTGAGATTTCTTCACGCTGCTTTTTCTGCGCCTGATACTGCTTTTCCGCCTCTTCACGCTGCTTGATTGCCGGGTCGGGAGTGGTATCGAGGTCAACGCCTGCACCCGCTGCCATCGCCTGCGCGGTGGCAATGTGCGCATCTCCCATCGTTTTGAACGCATCTGCGACAAAATCTTTCAACGATTTCCAGGCGCTTTTCAGCCCACCTACATTCGATTCCTGCTCCTTGAGTTTGGTATCAAGGTCATTCATCGCCGCCTGCTGCAGCAGCGCCGTTGCTTCAGAGGTTTTCCCCTGGCGCTCGAGTGTGACTATCTGGTCTATCATGCTGCCGTTGAGCAAAATTCCCTGGTCGGTCAGCTTTTGAAGCGCCTGCAGCGGATCGCCTTTCAGGCTCGACAGCAGCGACACGAGATCGTCGGAGCTCTGCCCGATTTCCTCCATGCGCGTGCCGAGGCTGGCGACCTGCTCCAGCATATTCCCGCCGAAACCCGCCGACACGGATGCCGTAACCGCCTTAACGGCGCGATCTGAATCACCGAGGCTGGAGGTCAGGTTCTGCAGATACATCACCGACATAACGGACTGCTGGCCGGATTTCTGTAACGCCTGCGTATACCCTTTAATGACCGCTTCGCTGTTGGAGTAGGCCGAGTAAATAGCAGTCACCGCACCGGCGACGGCAATAACGGCCAGCCCGACAGGACCGCCGACCATCGCCATTGCGCCGCGCAGCAGACCTGCGCTGGCTGCAGCGGCTCGCTGGCCAAGAGATAACTCCTGGCTGGCCACGGCGAGCTGGCGCGTTGAGGTGGCCAACCGCTGCTTCCCGGCAGACTCGGCGATATCAGCTGCCAGCACCGTTTTCGTCGCTTCTGCAAGACTGCCCTTCGCCTTCGCTTCAGCAAGATTCGCCTCCTGAATGGTTCTGGCGTTTTTAACGTGCTCGGCCTCATAGCTGACGGCCAGACCGTACTGCTTGTTCACCTCGGCCTGTTTGGCAAAATGCTCATCGAGCGCAAAGGCGCGCTCGCGGTCGGCACGGGCGGCTTCAATGGTCTTAACCGCGATATTCTGCTTCTCGATAGCTTCAGCACGCAGCTGCCTGGCGTTCTCTATCGAGCCCTGCGCGGCGCTTATTTGCGCCTGGGTAAACTCAATCTGGGCCTGCCGCTGGGATTTCAGGCCCGTAATGCTGTTATCCAGCGCGGTGCTCATACCCTCGCTGAGGGCCGAAACCAGCGCCGTGGTGATAGAACTTCCGGCAACCGTGCTGCCAGCTGAAATGTTGGCCAGCAGACCGCGCATTTCATCCAGTCCGGTCAGGCGCTTGTCGACCGTTTTGCCAAGCTTGTTAAAGTCGGCGTCCAGCCCGGTAATCCCCTTTCCCAGCCCTTCAAACGACTGCCGGGTTTTCTGATTGTCCGTCTGGACTTTCCTGTTAAATTGCTGGGCGCTGCTGTCCGCCGTTCGCATAGCATCAGCAAACTGTGATTTAAAGCTGGCGGAGTTGAGATGCAGCGCGACAGCCAACGACGCAACGTCAGCAGCCATGTCCTAATATCCTGAAGCAGTCAGCGAACTGCTGGTCGCTTTCAGATTGCGCAGCAGTCACCGGAGGAGAATGCACCGGCGCTGACGTTTCGGCCTCCGTTCTCAGGAGATCGAAATAGGCCTGCCAGTGGGTCAGTATGTTCGCCGGAAGTTCGGCTATTTTGCGGGGGTCCGGCTCGTCCCATCGGTCTGCCAGCATGAACAGCAGCCTGAGATGGGACGAGTCGGTTAGTTTTTTGTGGCTTCCTCCAGCGTGCCGTAAGAATGGCGCTGAACGAGCGTGACCGCCTCGAGAAGATCGGCGTTCGCGTGGGCGGCCATCAGCTGGTCTGCAGTGGGCAGTTCGCTGGCTTTTGGCTTGCTGCCGTCTTCATTGACCAGCGCCGCCAGAAACAGGTTTACCCCCATCGCGGACAGCTCTCGCGACGGAAGCCTGGCCTGACGTCCGGCTTCAACTTTGTCGTTATAGTCATCCAGCTCGGCGCTGGTCAGGCGGCGAAGATACACCTTCTGGCCGAGGAGCATTTTTTCAACGGTGGTATTCAGTGGGTTGATAAGGGATTTGTAGTTCATGTTTTTTATCCTGTTTCATCAGTAAAAAGCCCCGCGACCGGCGCGGGGAAATAGAAGGTTACTCGCCGCCACCGGCTGGCTGCTCAACGGACCATTTAACGCTGTTCTGCTTGCCGTAGACCTCAACCTGCAGCACTTTGCCTTTCGGCGTGTCAACGGCCTGCAGGCTCCAGCCAGCCAGCACCAGTTCGACTTCTGAAATGCGCTTGTTGGGGAACTTCATGAAGAAGACCACCGTTTTTTTCGCATCGGCGTCGCTCAGCAGCGCTTCCTGCACGGTATCGGATGGATCATCAATGAAGACGAGCGTTTTATCTTCGCCCTCGCCCATGTCGGCCATGTATTTCGGCTCTGTGTCGATGAGCCGCGTCACTTCGAGGAAAGTGCCTTTTTTCCCCGTTGCCCCAATCCCCATCGCGCTCTGCAGAAGCGCGGCGGTGGTAATGGTTGCGCCCTTCTGACCGTAGCGAACCTCGGTACCCGCAGGGAGTACCGCGTACTCTGACGGGGATTTGATTTCTGGATCTGCCATTTACTCTCTCCTGATTGCTAACGCCCTTCGAGGCCCAGCCGGATTTCTGCGGCCAGCACTTTAAGGATTTTTTGAACGTTGTAGTCCATCGCCGGACGAATGAAGGGGTCGGCGACCTGTTTGACGGTGCCGAACTCCTGCGCCACCGCTTTCATGTGGTGAATTTTGCTGGGACCGACGCGCAGCGTAACGATGGTGTTATAGCGCGAGGCCTCTGCCACGTTGGTGCTGCGGATTTTGATGGAGTCGCGCATGTGCGGCCCGATGCTTTCCTCATCAAAACCGGCGTGCTGCCGCATATCCTGCTCAACGACCGCAAGCGCAGCGCGTCCGGCATCGCGCAGAAGTTTCACCCCGACTTTCTTGTCGATGCTTTCCAGCAGCCGGTCAAACTCCTTCCCGGTGGGGAATTTAATGTCCATCTGCATGGCGTTTACTCCGGAACGGTGAAGATGAAGTCGCGCACCAGCCGGTACTGGATGCGGTTGTTGGGAAGCGTGGTTTTCCCCTGCTGTATGCCTCCGCGCTCAACGTACTGGACGGGCTGACCTTCCAGCTGGCCATGAACAATTTCCTTCCATTCAGCCCAGAGCGCCCCGTCGAACTGAAGCAGCGCCGTGTACCGGTCGACAACATAAAGCGAAATCTGTATCCGGACCTCGGACAGCCCGGTCCGCCTCAGTCCGTCACCAACCTGCGGGTCAGAAATACGCTGGAACGTCGCGCCTTCCTGCACCGTATCCGGAAGCAGCAGCGGGTACGTATCCAGCCCGGTAATCCGCTCGACGGCGGTTTTAATTGCTGACTCGATCATGGCGTGAATCCGCCTCTCCGGTGATGATTATCCGATCCGTCAGGCGCTCGACGTTGCGAACGGTATATACCCGGTCCGCTGTCGATACCTTCCAGTCCACGTCAACCTTGCGCGGGTACAGCGTGAAGAGGCACGTTTCGACGACCTGCTGCTGGTCCAGCGTCCTGACCTTCCGCCCGGAGACCAGCTCCTTTTTGGACCAGGCCTTTCCGGCGCTCACCTCACGGGCCGGAAGCGTCTCGCCGAGCTCCCCGCGTTCTGTTTCCATGTAGCTAAGTGTTATCCGGCAGTTCAGCTCGCCGGGGCGCAGGGGGTCACTCATACGGTATGCTCCATTAGCGGGAACAGCAGGTACTCAACGCCCAAATCGGACGGCGAACCTTCTGCCGTGCCGGTGGGATTCAGATACCACTGCGAGACCATCATCTTCGCGGCCAGCTTGATATCTTCATCAATGATGTAACCCGTCTCACCGTCAGGCAGTGCGTCAAGCTGCGCCTGGTTCTCTACCAGCCTGCAGTAGTAGCTGCGCTCGATGCTGCGCTGAGCCGCGCCAATCAGGCTGGTCAGCAGGCTGTCGTGCTCATCAAAATCCAGCTCGAGGCGCAGCTGGGTTTTGGCTTCAGCCAATGTCAGTATCATGCGCGTCATCGTCCTTATTCGGTTGAAGGGCGCGTTCTGCATCTTTTGCCCAGACGGCGATATTTCGGTCCACCATGTCCTGAGCGACGGCGCTGTCAAAGCAGGCCACATCGCCACGGCTGTAGCGGCTGAACGGACCAAGGAACGTCACCGCGACGCGCCCGTTTTGCACCGAAGCGACTTTTCCAGTCAGTTTTGACATGCGTTCCTCTGGGGTTTCATCCTGTTTCGCATCACCACCTGAATCCGTATCGTCGCCGTCCGGACCGGGTTCGGTACCATCACCGTCCCCACCGGCATCGCCTGCAGCACCGGTGTTAAAGTCTGGTGCAGGTGCTGAAGTATCAGCTGCAGTCGTTACCGCTGGCTCGGCGTTGGCGTCGGTGGCGGTATCGTCTTTCTGAGTGTTTTTGGTTTTAGGAGCCATGATGTTCACCTGTAAAAAAGCCCGCGAGGGGCGGGCTGTTAATCACGAATGTCGGAGTTTTACCAGGTAACGCCGGTACCCAGCGCCAGGCCTTCGATATGGCGGAAGCCGATATCGTGCTCCATGATGACGCGGATCAGGGACTGGTTACGCGCGAACGCGGAAACGGTGTTCCCGTCTGCATCGATGTAGGTCGCCTCGCGGGAGAAATCGACCACCATTGCGCCGTCTTCACCAATCAGGACATCGTTGAAGTCCGCAAAGTAAATCTCAGACTCCTTGCCGCCCGTGCCCAGGTTCGCCGGAATAGCCGATGTGCGCTCAATCGGATAGCCTTTCAGGTTACCCACTGCCATTTCCGGATACACCTTGTTGCCGTTCCCGTCGCGCAGGCCAAACAGCTTCATGTAGGTGCGGTTGGACATACCCCAGCCGCACTTCAGCATGTTGCTGTTACCGTCCATCGCCATGAGGATCAGCGCATCAAGGTAGGTATCGATGGTCTGCAGGTTCACTTCTTCGTCCGCCCCCCATGGGAGCGTGCGGCTACCAGCTGTAGCTACCGCTTTCATCCCTTTCGGGGTGTCGTTGGTGCCGTCGTCACGGAGAAACGCCTTATCTTCGCGGGTGGAGATGCCGCTGATGATATCGCCCAGCACCAGCTGCTCGACGTTGAATCCGGCGCGACCAATCAGCTGGTTGGAAAGCGGCACCATGGTGATCAGCGTTTTGGCGTTCAGTTTGACGTCATCAAAGGTCGCACCGCTCGCCTTCACATCCTTGCCTTCACCGACATAGCTTGCCGTTGAGCCGCTGGCCAGTCGCGGGATCGCCAGGTTACCGTTCGGCAGCGGGATGCTTCGCGCCCCGAGCTTACGCACGATGGTGCGGTCGCGCAGGAGCTCAATCACCTCGTTCTGCATGTTCTGCGGAACGAGCGCGCCGCCTGAATTGGCTGCGGTCGTGATAGCCATCGACAGCCCCTGATCGTTCAGGTCTTCCGCAGCGAACGAAGCGGCCTGTTGCAGATCGCCCTTACCCGCCGCGATGGCCATCACCATGCGGGTCATGCCAGCGCCTTTGTACTGAGCCGGTTCGGCTTTCACCTGCACCGCCGGTGCGTTACGACCGTTTTGCGCAGCCTTCACCGGAATTGCCGTGGTGGCAGCGAGGCGTTCTGCCGCTTCCAGACGCTCAATGGACGCCGAAAGCTCATCAAACTGAGCCTGCAGGTCAGTGAATTGCTCCAGCTGCTCCGCGCTCAGCGTGCCGCCGTTCATTTCAATCTGTGCCAGGGCCTGAACCTGAGTGTTAATACCCGCACGCTGGCGACGCAGTTCTTCGATTTTGTTCATCGTTTTTCTCTCTTTTACGCATAAAAAAAGCAGCCATCTGGCTGCTTACAGTGACGCTTCGCGTCGGGTTACATACGGGCCTGCTGATCCATAACAGCAGCACGTAACTGGATACTGGATTGCTGGGGCGAGGGTTTGTATTTCGCGGCAATCGCGTTGATGGCTGACTGAGGATCGGACATCTCATCTGCCAGCCCTGCCGCTATGGCGTTCTGCCCGAAATACAGCGCGGCCTGGGTGCCGATAACGGCGTCGATATCTATGCCGCGATACTGCGCGACGGAGGACGTGAACGTCTGGTATGCGCCGTCGATCATCGCCTGTATCTGGGACGTGGCCAGCTCCGTCAGCGGTTCATGTGGAGAGCCGTTGTTCTTGTTATCGCCGCGCGAGAACGTGGTAAATTTCAGCCCCACGCTCTCCTCCCATTTCGATGCTTCCATGTGCTCCAGGATGACCCCGATGGAGCCCACGCCGCTGGTTTCGCTGACGATAATTTTGCTGCAGGCCGACGCGATAAAGTACGCCGCAGAGAACGCGCTAAAGTTCACGATGGCCGTGATGGGCTTCACGCTGCACGACTGATAGATATAGTCAGCCAGCTCCTTACAGCCCGATACCGCGCCGCCGCCCGAGTTAATATCGAGCACGATTTCTTTAATGCCCGGGTCGTTCAGCAGTGTGGTCAGCTGGCCGCGAATACGCTCGTAGCTGTTCAGCTCCGTACACATATTCACAATCTGGCCACGCCGGGGGACCAGGATGCCGTGGACGGGAATAACGCCCACGCCGACACCACCTTGCTGCGGTTCGTTCGTTTCCTGTGAATCATTCGGACCCAGGGCCATTTCCATCGGGGCCGCATTCATGCCCTGCAGGCGGGGAACCAGGATCGACTTCACCGAGTCCATGATTTGCCGCGTGGCGTAATGAGGCACCCCGAACACCTGGTCAGCCAGGTGCGGCAGGTTGATTAATTTCGACATTGTGTATACCTGTGAGAGCCTGATAATCAGGTTTTATGCAGTTCGCTGCAGGATTGCGCTGATTTCGCTTATCTGCGCGGGGGTGGCTTTATCCAGCCCGTGAACGGTGCTGGTATCGACCATATTCAGCGGCGTCAGATACTTGTCGCCGCCCTCTACCGGGGCCATGTTCTCCATGCGCCGGATATCGTTTACCGACAGCCAGCCCCACTGGCGGCCCAGCGCGTAGGACTCGTAACGCGATTTCTGATCGCCGCGTAGTAGCGACGAGACGTTGAACTCGATGTAAAAGTCGCGACGCTCGCTGGGTAACAACAAATCGCGCATCATCGCCGCTTCATGGCGCTTCAGCCAGGCCAGCAGCGTGTACATCACGTACTGAAGCCCCTGGTGCTCGATGTTGTTGTTGGTCGATTTGTCGAGAAGTTGAATCATGTGCGGCGGGATTTTGTAAAGCCGACACACCTCGTTTACCGTCCACTGGCGCGACTGCAGCAGCTGCGCTTTTTCGTTGTCCTGCGACAGCTGCTTATAGCTCATGCCCTCCTGCAGTAACGCCACGCTGAAGGCGTTTCGCACACCGGAATACCGGTCCGTCCATTTGGCCAGAAGCTTGTCAATTGACGCCTGGCTCTTGATGGCTCCCGCCTCTTTGGGGCGCTCAATCACACCGGACATCGTGGTGCCACGGGCGAACACCTGCGCGGCATGCTGCTCAACAGCCATGCCCAGCCCTAGAACGTCCGCGTTCGTCTGAATCGGTGAGGTGCCGATGTACCCGTCGAGCGAGAAATACTTGATGTGGTGCATCATGCGCATCGGCACCGTTTCACCCAGCTCAGGCAGCTCGTAATACGGCATCCCGTCCGGCCCTTTCAGGACGATGACCTTTTTGGGGTTAATCGGTATCAGTTCAGCGATATCGCCGTTGCCGTGCCGGTCAATCAGGGAATAGCTGTTCCCCTCAAGCCCCAGCACGCCCTGCTGCTGTTCGTAATACTCAAAGCTGGTGTCCTTTCTGTTCGGCTGGGAGTGGATTACATCGTACAGGGGATGATCCGTTGCCCTGCGCCGACCGCCTTTTTCGTCGCGCTGATAAAGCTCGACGGGCAGCTGGGCGATGGATTCGGCAAGGAGCGTTACGCAGGCGCGTATGGCCCCAATCCCCATTGCCGTTTCCGGCGTAACCAGCATGCCCGATGAGCTCTTGCTGGCGCTGACGCTCCCGAGAACCGTTGTCCAGTTACTCCCTCCCGGACGCGACCTGCCCCGGAAGAACTGAGGAATGAACATCAGTTACCCCCTGGAGAATCATTCGCAGGCGCAGCGGCTCTGGCAGCAAAATAGGATGCCAGAAGGCAAAACACGCCTGCAGCAATAACGCCTGCAGGCGGAAACACCATCCACGCGCCAAACGAGATAAGCGCCGCGCCGAACAGGCCGATCATAAAAGTAATAATTGCCGTTAACATGCGACGTCTTCCTCATCATAAACGGATTGATTGCTGGCCCGACCGTTCAGCATTGCGCGGCCGATAGCCATAAACAGCGCTGTCGCGCCGTCGATTTTTGACTGCTTGTCGCCCTTCGTCGGCCGGACGATATCGTCGCTTCCGGGGACATTTTTTCCGATAACGTTGCTGATACACCATGACAGGACCGGGTTCCCGTCATGGTGGAAACGACCGCCAGCGAGCGCCGCTTCCAGCTCCTTCATCGGCGGCGACATGTTGGTGTAGTCCTGCCGGATAGAAATGGGCTCAAACCCGTGGTCCTGCAGCTCGTGGCTGAGTGCCGTGGCCCCGCTGGGGTCGATGGGGATTTCGCTGACGCGGACCTTATCAATTTCCTGAAGGTCGATAATGCTGGCCAGGATTTCGCGATAGTCCGCTTCTGCCCCATCTGTCGCTTCAAGCGCCCCCATTTCGACGAACTTCACATACCGGTCTGCAGTTTTGGCAATTTTCGGGTCCGAGCTCCGGACCGTGTCCTCCGGTACCCAAAATTTCGGCCTGATGCAGTAGTAATGTTTCTTACCCTCAATTTCGCGGACGAAAACGCCAACACCCGCGTTAAGATCAAGACGCTGGGCGAGGTCCAGACCGAGGTAATAATCCTCTCCTGCAAAGTCCTCGTAGCGCAGGGATTTATCGGCGGCGGCATGCCATTGCGTCATGTTGTAGAACGCGGCTTTACCGGATACCCAGATATTCAGACGCTTCGTTTTAAAGGCGTTGACCTTGCGCGGAACCTGTTTAGCGACCTCCATCTCCGCCAGCAGATCGTCATACGATATCGACACGTTGAGGTTAGGGTTCGCTTTAATGAAGTTGGTCGGGTCGGTCCAGTCGTCCCCTTCATCGAGCTCGTAAACCAGGCCAAACAGGCGGTCGTTAGGCACATGCCCGTTGAGCATCTCCTTGACCTGCTTATCCTTGTCGTAGCATGGCGATTCCAGCGACGTACCCGCCGTGGTGATGATAAGCGTCAGCGGCTGCGAACGTGCGCCCATGCCCAGCGTCATGGCTTCATACATGTGATCCGTATCGTGCTCATGATATTCATCAATGATCGCGCAGTGAGGGCTGTCACCGTCGCCAGGCTTCCCGGCGATGGGCGCGAACAGCGAACCGTCAGGACGGGTCAGGCTGTCAACCCAGACCGAAATATTGAATTTTGAACGGAGCGACGGAAGGCGGTCTGCCATCTGCCTGGCTGGGGTGAAGACCTTTTTCGCCTGCGCCATCGTGGTGGCCCCGCAGTACACTTCCGCGCTGTTTTCACCATCAGCGCAGAACATGTACGTGCCTATGCCTGCCGCGAAAAACGATTTCCCGTTCTTCCTGGCCACCCGGATATACGCTTCGCGAAATCGGCGCTTTTTGGTCTTTTTCGTGACCCAGCCGAAAATTGAGCTGAATGCAAACGCCTGCCAGGGTTCCAGCTTCAGTTTTTGACCGGCTAAATCACCGCTGGAATGCGGTAAAAGCTGAACGAAACGGCAGGCACGTTCCGCCAGTTCACGGTCGAACCGGTAGGGATAATCCTTATCGAGAGAAATTTTCAGATCATTAAAATGGCGCTGGCATGCCAGCTGGATGCTCTTGCAGGTGAGTATTTTCCCGTTCAGCACATCCCGCGCATACTGGTTCGCCATATTGACGCTCGGGTACGCGGCCATAATAAGTCCCTAAGAATTGGGAACATCGTCCCAATCAAAATTCGTCAAATTCATTGCCGGATTTACTTTCTTCGCCCGGCGCGCGTTTTCTGGCTCTGCTGTTGGGATCAAGTTTCAGAACTACGCTAAGACGGATAAGCTGTGAGATATACTTATCCCGCGCCTTTACTGCAGCTCCCATTTTCTGCCCACCGGCAGCAGTTTCATCCCCAATCCCATCAGCTTTTATTTCCTGGTTCGCGTCGTAAAGGAGCTGCACCGTATTGCAATATTCCATCAGCAGATAGCAGTCCTCCATTTCAAACGAACCACGATTAATCAGAATTTTACAGGTTCGTTTCCAGGCATCGATCGCCATCTCACCCAGCAGTTCATCCGGCGGTGAAACTGCACGAGTCAGAGAACTGACCTGCGTTCCGGTCTTCTTCGGCTTACGGCCTCCACCCGGCGATCTCACTCCGGTACTCATAGCGAAACACCTCAAAAATCATCAAAAAAAAATTCTTATTTCTCACGCGCAAAAAACTACCGGGAGCGGCAGTCCTTAAAAGCGAAAGGGGTTGAGGATTTGATCCCCCCCTCCCCATGCGCTGACTTGCCGAGTTTCACCGGAGACGCTCCCTTGCAGTCTTGGCTCTATGGCATGACCAGCATAATGCCTCCAGATTGAAATCATCGTCCGTTCCGCCGTGAGCCTTAGCCAGGATATGGTCGACGGTACTCGCTCGGGTTGCTATACCAGCGCGTCGACACTCCTGGCAGATATGTTTATCTCGCAGGAGAATACGTGCACGCCTGACTTCCCAGGGACGCCCGTAACCACGCTCTTGTCGGCTTTTACCGGTCTGATAGTTACGCCATCCTTCACTGGCATGCTGCTGCCGATGTTCATCACAGTAGCCGCTTGAATCATTTGTCAGGGCAGCACAGCCTTTGTGCCTGCATGGCCTTTTGATACGTGGGGGCATAACTAACAACCAGCCTTATGTTCAAGTTTGTTCATATGTGTCGACCCCAGCGAGACTCTCTATATCCGCCAGAGAGGACAATTGCTGAGATAACTGCAGTAAGGGGATCAGGCAAAGTTACAATACAAAAGGAAGCAAAGATCGCCGTCAGAACTTCATAAATAGCGAGAGACTACGAGGTCGCCGCCCCGTAAGAAGTTAGATAGCCAGAAAGGACCCATAAAGCTTCAGACGCCTTGGGGGACAGTCATATCCTCGGGTGGAGACATTGTATTTATTATCCGCCATAGGGGATAAGATAAGGTAATTCCTAAAACTTACCGCTTACGCTTGTTAAATCAGCCATGGCGTCCATCCTTAAAATTCTCTGAACTGGCTCCTACCAACACCAGAGAAAATAGCACCTTAAACGAAACTAGCCGTTTTTCAGCTGCCCTCCACTGGAGGGCTTTTTTTTACAGTTACTGGCCAAAACCAGTTGAGCTGGAATCTAATTAATTCCTCAATCAAACCGCTTACGCTTGTTAAGTCCCGGTTAAGTGCCAGGCTAAACGTGACTCTGATGTGGAGAATGCCAACTCCAGGGAAACATCGATAAAAAGAGCATGTGAAACTGAGACTCCTGTAGCCTCCCTCGTGGGGGCATTTTTTTCAAAAAAAAAGCCAGCTCGGACAGAACTGGCTGGGTCTAGCAGTAAGTAAGTAGCGATTCACACCTTGGTCGACAAATTATATATTCCCTTATCTTTCATTCATGTGCCGGGTGCCTCCCGGTGAACTTGCCACAGTCTTCAAGTCCGCAAACGTTAGTCCAGTATCGACTGCTTGCCCCTCCGCATAGGGGGATCCACTGAGTGCCAGAAATGTCGATTCGCATGTGCACTTTTAATCTAGTATAAAATTAACATTATTCGTATCCAAACAAAAAATTAAAGCCTTGCTTAAATGTTTTTCATGTTAATTAATTTTAAATTAAAACCCTTTAAATTATAAAGTTATTCTAATATGTATGTTTTCCCATACAGTTTCCTTTATAGTTTGAGTCTCCTTATAATGATGACCAGATTGGTCTCCCTTCTGAACTTACGGATCTTGTCTCAGAAGGGATGTTTTTTCCCTCGCTTCGCTTGATAATTACCCACTGTTTTCTAAAATTAACTTCAGGCTTTGCTATGTCAGGTAAAGTCGTCGTTCAGGAATACCCGTGCGCTCAAGGATGAGTCATCCTCATTTTTTTCTTTCCAGCTCAATTTGTCGAATCCCCATGAGGTTGTTGTTGCCTTTTTCAATTACAGCCAGCAGCGGCTTAATCCACAAAACAGCCTGGCAATACGTTATTGAACTGGGGGTAGCGGAACGATCATTGGCTGCGTCAGTTCCGTCGGTATAGGTGTGCATTGCGCTGGAACGTAAACGGTACGCGTATTCGTACAGCCCACCAGCAATGTCAGCAGGAACAGGCAAATCACAGGTTTTTTCACGGCGGAGAATCTCCCGGTATTCGATTACGGTTTCTTCGGTGCTGGTGTCGACCAGGGAGTTAAGCCTGTTGGCTTGTTCTGCAAGCTGATTGAACCGATTGAAGTTGAATGCCTGAGTGGCGATCACTTGCCCCTGCAAAGAGTTGTCACTTCGCAGAACATCATTATCGCTCTGAAGGCTACTGGCGTTTGAGCAACTCTTAACGAGAGCGACCGAAAGGCCAGCAATAACGACAACGCAGAAAATACCCGGATTAATTTTCATTGATCCAGCCCCCAGCACGCCAGCGCACTTTCCTGATCGCGCCGCTGGATCTGCCCATAGCAGCCATTCTTCTGGCCTTTGGTTAGTCGGCAATCACGGCCACCGTCTTTAATCCACCAGCGGATAGCTTCGCAGGCCCCTTTTCGGTCACCGGCATTAATGCGCTTATAGAACGTGGACGGAAAGCACTTACCCGGTCCGATGTTGTACGGGCAGAAAGATGCGATCCCGGCTTTCTGCGGTTCGGTAAGCGGTACCGTAATATTGCGATCAACCCACGCCAGAGCCTCATTTCGTTCGAAGGCGTTCACCTGATTGCATCTGGCCTGAGTCAATTTCATGCCCTGCACAACCGGTTTACCATCAACCATCGTGGCACCGCGGCAAATAGTCCAGATGCCACCGCCATCTTTGTACGCCGTGAGGCTGTTACCCTCTTTCTCATTCAGAAACTGATCGAGAATGACGGATGCAGGCGCACCAGCCAGTACCAGCCCCAAAACTGTCGCACTCAATTTTCCTCTGGTTCCCATCACTCACCTTCCTTTTGTAATGCCTCAACGACCACGCTTGCAGCTGCAGGACGTTCGTGAAGTGGTTTGTCACTAACGCCTTTAAGGTAGTCATTGACCATTTTCGTTCGCTTCTCGTCCTCTCTACGCCTGCGGTGGGCATCCACCCGTCCATTGACGTAGGAGGTAAACGAGATAAGCAGACCAGCGGCGCCAAAGAACATGAACACCAGGTCCTGGGTGGTAAATCCAATGGCTGACGCCAGAGCGGCTACCCACGCGAAGAACTGTGTGAAGATGTTCCCTGAATCATTCATTTTCATCGTCTCTCACCTCGCTATGGATGCGGGTGCTGTTTATGGAAAATAAAAAGGCCCGCCGAAGCGAGCCTGAGAGATAAGTGTTGTGTAGCGTCTAATCACGCCAATCACTTGTCACTGAAAAGGTTTTTACAGAATTTTCGTCATAAAAGTACTTAAAGCTACACAGGTGGTAGTCACTACTGCCTTCGAAATAAATGTAAGCTTGCCCTTTATGCGGGAAATGATCTGTCAGAAATTTAGCCGATATGGAAGCTATAGCAGCATCACCGGAATAGTAATCAAAGAGAGCTTTACTGACTTCATTGCGTATTTCGTATGGAACTAACTGCCCTTTCGCCATTTTTTTATCCCAGATGAATGATGTTAACGCTCAACCTATCCATCTGAGGATATGGATAAACCTTGCAAATGCAAGACTTATCCTTTGATAAGCAATGTGTCTTTGTGACCACCCTTATCACAATAATGTCAGTTTTGCGGACCGCGTTAGTGATTTTTCAAAGTTTTTCTATTACTTTCCTCTTACACAGCAATTTTAAGCAAATAGTTTCACATCAAAACTATTCAATAAATCATAAGAGGATGCCACTTTGGCAAAGGAACAGTTGCTCATTGCTTCTGAAGAGCAGGCATATGAATTAGTCGAAAATTATCTTTCTGGTCATTCCTTGCCAGAAAACATATCCTTTGATGGATGGCCTAACCTTTCTTTTCGCCTTGAAGGTGAAAACTTCCAACAAAGCCTGACACCTTCTGTCATGAAGGGTTTTGTTGAGATGCAAAGCCAAATCAACAAAGCTTACTCTCTTGCCAAGTACGGCACCCCTGACCCAAGAAAGCTCACGAAAGAAGAACGTGAAGACTTGGAAATATCAGTTAGAGTAGATCAAGGTTCATCGGTTTTAACTGTTGATATAAATGGTTTTTTAACAAAATTAACACAGGAACTTGTCGGTAAAATGAGCGCAGAGCAGATTATGATTACGGTCATAAGTGCCGCCTTAATATGGGGTGGCGTTTCGTTGTTCCGTCGCCACCTAGACAACCGAAAAGAAGTCAGGATGGCTGAGATCAAAAAAGAAGGAGACAAGGAACACCTTCAAACTATGCAGACCATGAGCCAAGAAGAAACTAAGCGAACTGAGATTATAACAAGGGCCATGAAGCACCAGCCACTGATTGAGAACATGGACCGTATGGCCTATGACGCTAAAAATGAAATCGTAAAATCTTTTGCTAGGGCTGACACAACCACAGTTGATGGCGTCACAATCGATTCAGAAATGGCAAGAGAGCTGACAACCAACGCTAGACGTAGATCTTCTGAGATGAGGATTGACGGTGTTTACCGCATAGAAGAAGTCAACAACACCGACCCTGAGTCATTTAAAGTTAAAGTAAGAAATGTTCGCACAGACCAACGCCTTACATGCTTGGTGCAAGACATTTTCCTTGATGAGTCAGGAAATAAAGAAGCTTTACAACAGGCCGAATGGGAAAGGAAACCTGTGCATCTCAGTATCAATGCTAGGCATGTCGATGGTGACATTAAATCAGCAGTGATCCTTTATGTTAAAGATGTTGAGAAAAAGCCCGAGTAATCGGGCTGATTCCAGCGGCTTAGATGGCTCTCTGGGCTTCTAAATCCATTTCCAACTTAACTTCTAGCATTGATAAGCAACCATCTACAAAACCCTCAGCCATCTGCATCTCTATACGTATAAGCTTCTCATCTTTCTTCTTGGCCTTTGCCATGCCACGCTTTGAAACTTGGTAGATGTAGTGAGCAACTAGCAGGGAATGTTCGTAGGGCTTCTTCTTCTGCAATTTTGCCATGCAGCTTTCGATAATTAATCCATCACCATCTGTGCAGGACAGGCGACTTTTACCGGTGTGCGGCAGTAAGCCTTTGAAGCCAGCCGCAATCGGCGAGTAGTCAACTCCAGAGTTATCACTTGCCGCCCAGCCGCCCCACCGCTCCAAAACCAGTTGAATATCACGCATATTGTTCCCCTAATTAAGCCAGTACACCAAGTGCAAATGCCCGGTCCAGCACTCTAATGATCATTTCCAGCTGCGAGCCATATTTGCGCTCGAATGCCAGTCGGTCGTTATGCAGTTCGGTGTGATGCTTTCGGCAAAGTGGTATGGAGAAGATGTCATGCGCTTTTGTCGCCATGCCACCCTGCCCCCATCCGATTAAGTGATGTGGGTCGTCTGATTGCTGCTGGCAGCATTCACAGGGCTGTGTTTTCACCCAATTCAGATAATCGCGACTTTCCCAGCGAAGACGCTTTGGTCGACGCATGAAAGACTGAGGCGGCGCCGGATCCACCATCACCCCCACCAGAGGTTCGGTCAGCGCATCAGGCAGCTCAGCGGATGAAACTAATTCCCCGAGGATGCTGGTGGCCGATACTGAAGGCGTAATATCGCTTTCACGACCAATCCTGCTTTCTTGAGGTAAACGAAGCGCTTCACGAACGCAGGATTCTGGAAGTGCATCCGTAACCCCTTTACGAACTGCCCACCAGCAGAGTTCAGCGAGGGAAATCTCGCGGCTTTTGTCGATAGCGAGTGAAATACGAACCGAATCCAGAACAAAGGCAATTACATTTCTGCGTGCCAGCTCTGCCAGTGCTTCGGTACGCTGCTCTCGCAAGTGGTTATCACAATAGCCACAAAGCAGGATGGAGCCAGGCTCATGGTGCATAATGGTTAGTTCGTGATAGTGGTATTCACTGTGAGCGAACTGGCAATTTCCGGCGCCGTGCTTTAGCAACCAGTAATCAAGCCCACTTATACCACCAGCTGCAGTCAGGACCTTTTCATTCAGAAAGAAGCTTCGCAGCTGCTCGTTTTCAGCCAGTGGCTGCCGCGCGTCCGAAACGCGACCAGTTTGATATCCAGCCATACTTTCTGGCTGGCGCTCGATTAATACTCTACCTGCGGTGAACAACTCCATCAGCTCTCTTCCTGGCTTCAAAAGTATGACACCCAGCTCCCGTGCAATCACAGGTTGAAGAAGCGCACGCATCACTCGCTCTCCCTGATAATGATCTGCCCGTTCTCGCCCCAGAGCTTTGTTATCCTTGAATCCCATATATGCGTGTCGTCTTCGAAGAGCGCATCCATCAAAGACTTCATTAGGTTATCAAGATCGGGTTTACCCTGATGGGGCTGCCCGTTCATCTCTGCGCGCTTCTTTTTGCTCCAGCTATTCGGCATCGGAAGAACGAAGGTAACGTGTGAATTTGACTCTGGCATGTAAATGCCCAGCAGCCGGACGTGATCGCAAAAGGCCCGGTAACGCATAACTTCAGGGCGCTTTTTCCATTTGTCTGCACGCGTCATGCGTGGCTTACCCATCGGGAGGATGTTGTAGACTGTCACGATCACCCCCATGCCCGGGAACGCATACTTTGCGCTGTCTTAGTTGAGGATTTTTGCTGAGGTAGTAATGCGCTGACTATCCAAAGTCGAGGGTCAATATCAAGGCTTTTCTCGACGGAGACGCCTTTAGACTTATAGCGAGCCACCAGCTCATTGGCTTCTTCGGTTGTCAGTCCGGTGTGTGTGAACCAGCTTTTCTTCACGCAGCCTCCTGCAGTTGCAGAGGCAAAAGAAAATCGCTGGCCCTAATAAGGGTCAGTGAGGAATTGATCTTGTTTTTTTCTTGCGCCATTGTTTGTCTCCAGTGGCGCAGCAGATATAGGTTGTTCAGGCCTATATGCGATACTACCTGAATTTTTGAAATAGATTCAATAGAAAAAGGCCAAGCCTGTCGCCAGGCCTGGCCTAATCCATTACTTGACGGAAGTCTGATTAATCACTGTTGCCGTGTTTTGAACCACTTGGACAGTGACATTCACCAGAGGCTGTGTGTCATGAATCTCAATAAGAGGCCCATTTCCAACCAAAGTAGGTAGCATACTTACAAGTGAAAACATCACCGTTGTGAATGTACCTAACTTACCGCGCAGTTTTACTTTTTGTTTTGGCATGGTGCCCCCTTGATTAGAGGAGGCTGTAACTTGTAACACTCCTTGAGAGGCAAAAGAATCACAAGTAGACAAAGCGATCAACTTACAGTCTCACAGCCTCGGGATGAAGTCACAATTCTGCTTGCAGCTAAGGCTGCTAGCAAAATCCTCCAAACCCTCGCCAAAGGTGCGGACTAATTGATATGCATATACGAGTCTATTGTTTCCAATAGTCTCATTTAACATCAGTTAAGTGTTAAGCCCATCGACTGAAGGGCCTATCTACTATTATAAAAAACAACTTCATAGTATGAACCTCCTTAGAATGGTTGTTAAAGCTCCTTTAAAATCAGGAGTTATAAGGTACTGATTTACTTAAAATTACTACACTTATAAATTAACAATTTACTACTTAACAATATAACTACTCTTCCACGATGCTGCTTGAGTTAGTGTAAGAAGTGCCTTTTGTCCCGAGCATTATAAGCCTATGTATTTATGAAGGTAAATGAAATAATTATAAATTTTAGTTAAGTTGATTTTTTTTTGCTTTGGAGCGCATGCGGAAAAAATATACTTGACGTATATTGTCAAATAATTGAGACTAACTGGTGATCAACTTACAGTCTCATGCTTTTTGCTGTGGTCGCCAAACCACCATTTAGTCATTGAGATTAGCAGAGAGTTTACCAATAACTTAACTGCCGTTTAAACCGCCTAGATGGCGGTTTTTTCGTTGTATGATCGACTACGAGTAAGATGTGAAATGCTATAACCGGCTTGCGACAACATTTGCGTGAAAAGTGATGGAGTCCCGACAATTTCATCATCCTTTAACGGCATAAATGATAGCTCATCGCCGCGTCTATACATGAGCGCGCGACCACTCTCAGGAAATGAGTGCAGTCGCGCAACGATAACCCCATCGTTGCATCGGATGACCGCATAGCCCTTGTTTGGTAATTCTTCTTTTTGTTTCACCGATTTCCCCTCCAAACTGGAAAATTTCTGCATGCTGTTTCAATAAAACCAGTCGTCTGCACTTTCCCAGGTCTGCTGGAGGATTTCCTCAACCTTCTTTTTAGCTTCTTTTTCGCCACCGTAAACACTCAACCCATCGGAACCTGCGCGACATACAATCAGACTGCACTCATCGAACTGACTCTGGAGTCGTTTTAATAATTCTTTCTCAAGTGCCGGGACTGCCCCCTCTGGAAGTTCTTTAGTACGATCAATGGTTAATTCAACTTTCATAAGCGCCTCCACCGCAAAAGCTGTATGTTTATACAGTACACTTATGGAGAAGTTTGATCAACGCCTTAACAGCACGAATTGTTAAAGTGTGATTATGTTGTTTACAAACGAGACAGTGGGCGGTAATGTCGAAGCAAGTATTACTCTCCCAATAAATTCCTCATTAAATCAGCACTATATAACTAATCTTTAATGGAATCGACAAGCCATGACAATAGCCACTTCACCCAGACTCATTCTTCGTTCATTTAAAGAGAGTGATGCTTTAGCACTTCTGGATTATCTGTCTTCGCCACGTACTCCCTGTTTTCAGGATGAAACGCTCAACTCAGTTGAGGATGCCGTAGACGAAGTATGCAGAAGAGCAAAAGATCCAAGCCAATTTGCTGTTTGCCTTAAAGACACCGACCTCCTTATTGGCCATCTGTTTGCAGAAAATAGTGGCGAGCCAGATGCTAATACATGGTCCGTAGGTTGGCACTTCAATCAGCGCTATGAAGGGTACGGGTATGCAACAGAATCAGTTGGGGCCCTGTTTAAATATTTGTTTAACGTGAAACAGGCAAGGCGTCTCTATGCGTACGTTGAAGACTACAACCTGTCCTCTCAAAGATTGTGCTCCCGCCTTGGTATGCGACAGGAGGGTTGCTTTAAAGAGTTTGTTTCTTTTATTACGGATGAAGGCGAGGAAAGATATGAGAATACATTTGTTTACGCATTATTAAAAAAAGAATTTAAATCAACGAGTTAAGTTATTTTTCAAGTACTTATCAGAGTATGTAAGTTTTGGCTGTGCCATATAAGTCCCCTGTGTGCAAGGAGTGGACATTCATTGTACTGGTTTGTTGAGCTCAACCAAGCAAACAATACTGCCTGCTGCAGGTTATTTATGATTTTGCCAAATGTTTTCGCATCAGTGCATTTTCTAATGTAATTCCACGGCAAATAGGAAAACCTCTCTCCACTACATAAAAGCCGTGTCGTAGAAAGAACGCTTCCGCAGCTCTACTTACATTTGAAGTAAGCTCACTAGTTCCATGTTGCCTCGCTTCCTCATGAATGTAATTCATTAGTAATGTCCCTACCCCCTGTCCTGAATAGGTTCCTGAGACATAAAAATGGTCAATGTACCCATTTGGTTGGAGATCTGCATATCCAGCTATTTCACCATCAAGCTCTACAACAAAAGGGCATAGTTCCCTCATGTGATTGGCCCAATGTTCCTGCTCGATTTCTGCCGGGGCCCAAGCATCAATTTGTTCATGTGTGTAGTAGTGTGATGCGATGGTATGTACAGAAGAATAAAACACGTTAAATAATGAGATTTCATCCCCATTATGGAACCTTCTTATTTTCATAAAACCTCATTATGAAAGCTGCTTGTAGAGCAATACTACTTTTTGTGAAACAGGGTGTCATCTCCTCTCTCACAGTGGGCCCCTGCCCAGTTAGCCAGTCCGTTCCGTGCCAAAAGCGGACATCAAATAATTTCAGCAGCACTCAACCTTATTAACCAAATCGCCTCAACTCATATCGACATGTATCCGGACTTGCCAACTTCGTAAACTTATTCACTTTAAGTCTGAGTCTCACTCTCTTGGCCGTAAGTGGCTTGCCAGTATCTCGCCGTAGGGTTCATTAGAATGTGCAATACAAGCCACCATGCAAAAATGCAGGGAGGTTGATTGTAGTAACCGGCAGGCACATATCCGTGAGCTAGTTGGTTTCGTAAATCACCATAGATTTTATCTACCAGTAAGGCCTGAAGATTGCCAATTATGTCTACGCCGAAAGCTTCAATAATCAGTGGATTATCTAGTAGTCCCTTGAGTCCATTTCGCTCTTGCGAACCGTCCCCGTGAAGCTGCGATGGCTCCTCACCTTTGATTTTCGCCACATATCTCAGACTATTTTCGATCTGTGGAATCAATACGTGGCATGCCGTCATAAAATCTCCATTGAAACCGCAAACCATACCCTGGATGAAAAACTCTTCATGCCCAAACGGGATGAAGGGATGATTGATGAACATATCGCGAAAAAACGCTTCCGAGATTGGATATTTCATTGTGATCTCATCCGTAGCAGGAATAATTTGCCCGGCTACTGCCAACTCATGGTCGATACGCATTCTCGTCATCATAATAGGCCAAATAACTGCCCCATTTGCATCATCAATCCCCAATCCTGCGGGTATGCGAGCAAGTGTCATTCCCTCATGATCAATATGTGTTGATCCAAACATCCAAGCTATGCTGTTGGCCTTTTGTTCTATTGCTTGAGCCTTGAGTCTCTCAATGCCGGTTGGCCGACAGACCAGCATCGCAAGTCTGAAAACCATATCAAACAAATCTCTTCCGACTACCCGACTCTTGGCTTGATGGACAATCTCACTAATGTCTTGAGGGGGAGACTGAAGGATAGACATCTGGTGACGGGATTCGATTTGGTAATCACGCATTTCTTCATACAGCGCAAGACGTTCTCCTCGGGTTCCTGGAATATTAGACAGTGCTTCAATAGCATTCTGCATGCAGGCTGCCGAAATCATGCCGCCATCTTGGAATTTTGACTCTTCAAGATGTGTATCGGCAATAAGCCGCCAGAACTCAAACTGTGTATCTCTGTCACAGCAACTATTCGCAATCGGGATTGCGGTTTTACAGGCGTCGACGGCAAATGAAAATAATTTATGAGCCAGATATTTTTTTGTCAGAGACAGGAGTTCTTGGGCAATAAAAGATGGCTCACTCACTTTACAGTCGATATCGAGTTGCAGGAGTCGCAGCGGATAAGGTGAATCGGCTTGTCCACTGGTACGTTCATACTCTGCTAGTAGATGTGCCGAAAGCTGATCAAATTCATCCCTGAAATCAGTATTCTTTCGGAAAAAACAACACAGCCTAAGCGCACGCTCTAGGCGTTCTAAAGCACTAACCCACGACCCTTGCGATGTCATAATCGCCATGCTGGACGCATAATAAGCACGGACCGCCAGCAGAGGAAAACGGATTCCACCAATTTTACGAACCCAAAGTGTATCAGCAATACGAGCTTGAAGTTCGGGTAGCTCTATCGTCGGGCAAAATTGAGAAAGTACCTCCAGCGACAACCCGTTAATGTCATCCGGAATTGCTGATCTACCTTGGCTACTTTGAAAGCTCGGACCAAATGGTACCTGTGGATTTTCGGGACGAAAGTGAAAACCGCAAATATGGGTTAGCAGTCTTATCTCCGCTCTTCCATCCCCTAGGCTCGAAAGATACTTTGTGATATCAAAGCAGGTAACTGGCAGCTTACTCTGGATTAAGGGGGATAAATCAATAGTTTTAAGTTCGTCGAGGCTGATATTAATATCGTTCATGTCGTCACCTTGATGATTTGTTAATGCGGGGGCAACATTAATAACTATGTGCTTCTACCCTCTGATTTTTTACATGTGAATTGCTAGCTTGAAGCTTGAATAGCTCTATCATTATATACGTGGCACGAAATTATGGCCGCTTCTCGCTCATAGCGGACCTTCAGCTCAGTCAGTCTGTCCGTTTTGTGCCAGGAACGGAAGTAGCTAATAACATAGTTGGATAAATTGGGAGCAGATCACAGGGAACCCCCTTAATTCAAGAGCCTTTAGGAAACAGTGATGTATCTGCTCAATGAAATCCTGAGCAAAGCACGACGTCAGGACTGCCGCTGACCTCTACATTGTAGGCACTGGATTCGGCAACCCTCGTCTGAATAAGTTATTTCCTGTTCACTTAAGATGCGACTGATTTCAACGCATTTTGCTCTAAGCAAAGTGGCTTATACTTAAGTAATCAAGACCATTACTTACCAAAACAAAGAACATCCTCAAATATGACAACTTGATAAAAAATGTTATTGATATTACCCAGACAGCCAACTGTTCAAGTAAAAGAGATTGATTGAAAATTGAGCACAATGAAGATAACTTAATGAATCCTATAATTACAAATGGAAACATTAAGACATGTCCAGATGCACAGCGCCAAGACAAGGTCACCGCTCAGCAAGCGCACGAGCAAATTGCCCTGCATGCGGAGGTCGCTTTAGCGGCTACCGTTCATATTCCACTACTTCCTATTCTTCTGCTGGAGGCAATGGAGGAGGCAGTGGAACTAACTCTTCCGGACAAAGCAGAAGTAAACCTCGCTGGTCTCCGGCAGGTTCATCCGTGCTATACACACCAAACGAGATACGTTCTCTTACTCCTATACGTGAAACCGTTGAGACTCGAGCAACACAGCAACCCGATCTTCGCGATGTCTTTCTATGCCACGCATGGGATGACAGGCAAGGCGCGGCAAAGGAATTACATGACTTACTTGAAGCAGCTGGCGTAAAAGTCTGGTTCAGTGAGAAAGATCTCGGACTAGGGGTACCGATGATGCGGGCCATCGATAAGGGGCTGGCAAATTCACGAATCGGACTTGTGCTGGTAACGCCGGCGTTGCTCAATAGGCTTCCCAAAGAAGGCGTTGCGGACAAGGAGCTATCAGCACTTTTAGCGGGTAACCAACTTGTGCCCATCGTGCATAACACTACCTATGAAGAACTTCGTAATGTGAGTCCTTTGCTTGCTTCGCGTAGTGGCTTAGACACGCGCGAAGACACCATGGCCGTTGTCGCGTCCAAAATCGCCGAGCTGGCGACCCTGTAGTGGTGTTATTCGTCAGGAGTAATCGACATGGGTGTAAGAAGAGTGTTCAGGTTTAAGCTATCACTAAATACGGCAGGCCTGATTCATAGGCCTGCCGTATGTCGAAAAAAACGAAGGAAAGAAACTGATACGAGTCATGACGGCACCGTGTGACCTGCTCCTGTTTGTTAACACAGAACGCTGTTAGCAATTTCTGCTCTTCGCTCAAAGCGGACCTTTATGAGCATAGAGATGCCGCGGTTAAGCGGCATTCTCTTCTACATTCACCTTACTTTCTGGTGTGTGAGAAGCGTTTCAGGTCGAAATCGATAATTGCTCGTTGGTCACGGAAAATGCCGCAACGACCGTAACGGATCAATTCGTCCCGTGCAATGGCTATTCGTATGTATTTCTCTGCGGTGGTGCGATGCAGATCGAACATCGCAACGACTTCTTTCGTCGTGATACGGCCATGCTTTTTCACCAACTCAATGATCCTTGAAATGATTTGATTGCGTTCACTCTGTGTTTTTGGTCTCGGCATCGGTTACGCCCTCCCCGCTTGGCGCAGGCAGTCTTTACGACGCTTGGCGATACGGGCGACCTCAACAGCACTACCAGCTATGCCAAACATTTCTGAATACACCGCAGCAGCTCTTCGCCATAGCCCCTTATCCTCAAGTGACTTCGCTTTCTGCTCAGCAGCCTGCATCCTCACTGGATCACTTTTTTCCACCATGCACGGGATGATAACGGCTGGAATATCCGCGTGTGGTACCGCCCTGTATGTGTACTGAACGCTATCACGTGATCGAATGATCACGCCTTCGTCACTGAGTTCACGCAGCAACCTGCCCGCTGTGCCGCCAGCCAAGTCCAGCGCTTCGGAAACATCGCCAACGGCGCAGTTCGGTTGATAGCGCACAAATACCGCCACCTTCTCTTTTTGTGTTAATGCTTTGGTCATTGGTCAATACTCGATTAGTTCGTTAAACCTGCCGCTTTACGGCGTTGGTATTCTTCCATCAGCAGCTGTGCCGGAGTTGGTCCTGCCGGATGCTGCGGTGCAGCTAGCTGTCGACGGATTGGTGGAACTGAAAGCCCGTTGCTTACGTGCTTCGTCCATTTGGTTAATAACTTCTTTGCCAGTTTTTTAAGTTCCCCCTCGGTCATCTGACGCTCAACACCAGTTCTGCGCATTTCGATGCAGATGTGATAAAGCACCGGCTGAGGCCAGGGGTATTTGTCACTACCCGAAAAAAGATACGACTCGTTACGCCAGCGACGGTATTCATTCATCACCCGGTCAGATGTCAGCCCGAACGGATTGGCACCACTCTCTGAAACCAGCGAAACGAACTCAGCAAGATCCGGGGGCCATGTATTACCTACTGCGCAACGGTCCATGCATTGCTGACAAACCAGTTTGATCTGGTTTTCAGTCATCGAACCTATCTGAGCTATCCACAGGGCCGTGGGTTCTGCCCCATTCTTCTGCGTCCAGCGGTTCGAGAAGATTTCCCCCATCACCTGCCATAACCGCCACGCCGTCTCCGTCGCCATCAAGTCCGTTCCGGCGTCGCCACTCTGCGTGTGCTGACTGTATTTGCTGAACAGCCCGGGATGCTGCTGGCTGTGGTCGAACTGATGCATTATCGGTACCTCCCGTTTGTGGTGCTTTCAGAACCTTTGCGCGATCCAGGTGGCGAGCGAACTTCTGCTCCCATTGAATTTGATGAAACACTTTCCCTTCGGCTTGCCAGTAAGCGATGAAGCTGCTCAGCTCGGCTTCGATATTTATGCCCGCCTTGATCGGCATTCCCCACAGATTTGCCTGTCGAGTAAAGTCGGCTGTTGGATTCCAGTTTTTAAACATCCGGAATTTGCCGAATGGCTGCTGTTGCCCAATTCCGATACCTGGCTGATCCGGATAATCAGGAATAACAGGTTCGACCAGTTCTCTATATGTGGGGTTTAGATCTTTATGGTTCCTTGGTAGATTCCGTGTCCCGTTTTTGGGACTGTTTAAAGGGAAAAACGGTACTCTTTGGTTAAAATCTGAACTGTTAACAATCCCGTTTTTGGTACCCTTATCACCTGAAATAGTCCCGTTAATGGCACTGTTTGTATTAACAGTTCCGTTTTCGGTACGGTTCAAATTAACCGTCCCGTTTTTGGGATCCTTTAAAGAGTTCCGGTTTTGGGTCTGTTCGGCATCGGGGATGCTTTCCTCAACACCGACCAACTTGTACACAGGAATTTGCTTTGTCCTGCCGCGCCGTTCACCTGTATCGACAACCAGGCCCATTTCCTGCAGATGCTGCAAGCCTGCAAGCACCGTCTTTCTGTCCATCTCAGTAGCCTCTGCAAGCGCAGCGACAGATGGATAAGCGCACAAGTCAGCGCCGCACATATCAGCCAGCCAGGTCAGGATCGCCTTACTGGAGGATTTTCCGGTCTTAACTTTCTTGGCCCACCGCATTGCATCAATGCTCATGAAGCCTCCGGGTTGAATTCATTGGTCAAAACTCGATTAAAAAAATTGCGGCGCTACGGCGCTGATACTCGCCAGTAGTGGTCCCGCCGCATCAGCAGGTAACATGTTGAACAAGGCGATTGCCGCTTCCCGGATCTCCTTCTCAAGCTTTTGTAGCGGTGCGCCCAGCAACTTCGCCTCATGCGCCTCACTGCATTCTTTGATAGCGCTCGCCACCAACTCGGCTTCCGTTCTGGCATTACTGAGGCCATGCTTTCTGGCGATCTCAATGGGCATAGAGGCGATGATTGCCCCCGACAGTTTCATGACGTAAGCGGCGTATTTTTCCGAGCCACCTTCGTTTTTCAGATAGCGGAATAAATTCTGCTTGTTGACCGCGATACCGCGGCCCCCTTCCTTCGCCCACTGCTCTGCCACCAGCTGAGCGATCTTTTCCTGAGCCTGGCCGGGCAAAGTGGATTCCCATTCCCGCACTGCAGCTTGTATTGAACGGTGCTTAAGGTTATCTCGCCGATGCGCCATAAACTGATTTTGAGTTTTCAGCGGTCCGGCCAGGCGTTGGTTATGATGTTGATATGTAGCTGACTGCATGATTAAGCCTCCTTCTGAGGTAAACCATCTGTTGCGTTGGGATAGAGGTCTGGACGTAATTCATGCGGGGTGACTTCCCAATCCAAAGCTCTGCATGCGTTTAAAACCTCTGTGCTTGCTACCTGAGTACGAAACCAGACAGATACAGTCTGCGAGTTTTTACCTAAGCGGCGTGCCAGTTCTGATTGGCTGCCACACAGCGAAATAATTTTTTGTTGAATGTGTTCTTTCATGCTTCCTCCCAATTTATGAATCACATGATTGATAAATAATTTGTCAATGTCAAGAAACTTAATCAATCACATCTGATAAGAAAGTTTGTATGCTTGCTTATGGGTTTGATTTGGATACGAACATGAACTTCGAAGAAAGACTGTTACGAGCTCTTGATGAAGCCGGGATATCTCAATCTGAGCTGGGCCGCAGAGTGGGGGTAAACTCACAAACGGTTAGTAACTGGTGCAATACAGGTAATTTCCCTCGCAAGGAAAAGTTGGCTTTATTCCCGGAAGCATTAGGTAAGCCACTGTATTGGTTCTTTTTATCTGATGAAGAAGAGGCGCATCTTAAGGCAACCAGCGAAAGCAAAACGGTATTGAACGAGAAACAAGCTGCGTTGTTGGAAGTTTTTGATCAGTTACCTGAAGTTGAACAAACTAGGTTCATACAGCTGGCCAGCGACCGCCTCGAAGAGCTCGATAAATTTATGGCTGAATTTCTCAGCAAACGGAAGATTGAGCCCGCTCCAACCAAAGACTGATAAAGAACACTCTAAAGGCCGCATTTTGCGGCCTTTTTTTTGACTCTAGTATCTCCTCAGCCCTCCTCTAAAATCATCATTACAATTATTTATGTCAGTTAAGTATTGACCTATGACATATTTATTTGTAGCCTGATTTTATAAAATCAGTCATCAAGGCAGGACGCCCACGAAGTAGCTGCCGGTGGCATACGAAACACCGGATGAGATGGCAAGACAATCGCGCAGCAGGTTTAACGTTCCGCTAGCCGGCGATAAGGCGAAATGAGTTAACACCCCTGGTTCACCCGACATAGGGGTTAACTATCAAGGTAGGAAATAATGCATATCGAAATATTCAGAATTGAAGGGCGAGCTTGTTTACTCATATCCCCCATCAGAATCTCTGTAGCGGAGCGACTGGCTTCCGCCATGGAAAACAGCGAAGTCGTTGCAGCTCTTGGTGCTTATTTCATACCCGTTGGCGAGGCACCAGTTGGTGAACTCGTTGGGCTCTATCTCTACTTTGATAACCTCGATACCGCTGCGTTCATAACGATCAATCATCTGATTGAAACGGATAAGCCAATCCCGGTAATTGTCAGGTAGAACCCACGAATCTGTCAGTAACTCTATGCAGGAATCATATTGGTCGCGGTTTTTGAACCAATAAACACTTATTGGACGGGTTGCCATTTTTATGTCCTTGCAGGCTGATTTCAGATTTCAGCATACCACCGAGACTGAGGTGGTTAAAAGGCAGGCATTAACAGGAGAAGATCAACTATGACCGATTTCGCTAGAAAACCAGTACGGTGCCAGGCCGTACATCTGCCCTATTTTTGGGTGTTAGTCCGCCGCATTTGCTACGCCCTCGCTCAAAAAGGCGATCCCAGCGCTTCATAAAGCACAAAACCCGCGCAAGGCGGGTTAAGTACCCGGTCAGCCGACCAAAGCTTTCCGGAATCGAGTTTTGACCAATGACCACTACCCAAGGCGGCAATCACTAGCTGCGGGTATCTTACAACCAAAATTAAGGACCCGATATGGAATTCTTTCATTTAATCAAGGCAACACAGAAATCCGGCAAAGAAGATGCCGTTATCTGGTTCACTGCTAAATCAGAAGCGCGAGCCAACTTACAGCTGGATGTTGAGCTGGAAGATGCTGGCATTGAAACCGGCCGGGGCAAGGATTATAGCAAACCTGTCCGTACCGATTTCCCTGTTTACAACGACCTGCCGGAAGAAAGCACAGTAGATTACACCTGGTGCAAACGCTACGAACTGCAGGACGATGGACGCACCTGGCTGCCAAAGGCTGGTGCTGAGTCTACTGGAGCCGTGGACAACACCACTGCCGCTCAGGAAGCGACCACTACAGTTGAAACCACCGTCGAGAGTGTCCCACTTGAAAACCGCACTCCAGCAGTACGTTTTGCCGTTCACCTGACCAGCGACAAGTATCAATCACACATCACAAAAGAGCAGCAACTGGCTGCCAGCGAAATGTCACTGGATGAAGGCAACACCTATCTTCAGAACCTGCTGCTGGCGAAGAGCAACATCCCTGAAGTTGCCGAACTCAGCCTGAACGCTGAGTGGAAACTCATTCAGGCGGTTAAGCAGGTATTCGCGCCAGATGAAACGCACGAAACTAATGATATCGCTGCATTCTTGGCTGACTGGGCTAAAGCAGATGCCAGCGATCGTAACCAATTAGTGGAAGCCTGGCGCAGCGGAAAATTTACCCACGTGAAATCTGAAAGCACCAGCGACACCGGCGTTATAGCAGATCAGGGTCTTGAACCTGATAACGGTATCCAGATTGACGAGAATGATGACGAGACCACACGTTATCCAGTCGTTCGCATGCCCTTTCGCAAGCATCTACTCGCCCAGTTCACCTCCGACGAACTGCGCCACCACATTACACGCGATGAATACGAAGGTATCAGCGCGCTGGAGATGGACACTGACAATAGTTATGTCCAGAACCTGCTGCTGGCGGCAGAAAACTGCGAACAGGTTAAGGGTTACGACACCAAAGACCTGTGGCGCTATACCGACGCCATTCGCAAAGTGTTCAGCCAGGAAAAGCGTCACGAACTCGCTTTGGTTCTCCGATTCTCCAGAATCTGGGCGGCGACTGATTACATTGACCGCGGCCTGCTGGTAAAAGAATGGGCCAAAGGCAATCGCATTGCAGAAATACAGCGTACTGAAAGCGGTACGAATGCTGGCGGAGGCAACAAGACCGACAGAAACCCTGACCTTAAACATGATCTAGACACTCTCGATTTAGAGATTGCGCTGGCCACGTTACCAATGGATTTCAACATTTATGATATCCCTGGTGGTGTTTTCCGTCGGGCAAAAGAGATCGTGAGTAAAAAAGAAAGTCCATTCAAAGAATGGTCTAAAGCTCTTCGTGCAACTCCGGGAGTTTTGGATTACTCGCGTGCAGCTATCTTTGCACTTATCCGCAGCGCTCACCCAGAGCATTACCTGTATCCAGCACGTCTCAGCGGATTCATTAACGCGAACCTGACTGAAAGCGATCATTCTGCTCCATCAGACGAAACTCTTGCGGCTGCGCGCCATAACCCTGAGGTGAGCTGGACAAACGAGGTAACTAATGACTCTGCTGTTGAAACTGGCGACCAGAATGAGGGGACTCAGGTCGACGGCGACACGCAGCCGGTTCTCGAAAAAGTTGGTAATGGTCTTTTTTCTATTGAAGGGCTGGCCACCAGCAACGCTGTAATCGACCAACAAAATACCGCGGCGGAGTACGTTGATAATGTGCAGATGGAAGAAACTGACAATGATGAAACCCCGGACGGTGCTGCGTTATCAGAAGGCACGGAAGAAACTATCTCAAGCGCAAGCACTACTGAAACTTATAGCAGCACAACTGCCATAAATAATGATTCCGGTCATCATAATCATACCGAGCCTGAAATGCTTTATACACACCTTATGATCGACATTGAAGCTTTTGGTAAAAAAGCTGATTCACCAGTAGTATCTATCGGGGCCGTGTTCTTTGATCCATCTACAGGTGATACCGGTTCGGAATTTTACAAAGTGATTAGCCTAGAATCTTCCATGGCCAGCGGCGGGGTTCCGGATGCATCTACCATAATATTCTGGCTTAAAGCTTCGCCTGAGGCTCGTTCTGAGTTAGTGATGGATGATGCTATTCCGCTAGATGATGCCTTACTGCAGCTAAATGATTTTATATCCGAGAATGCGGCAAACGGCCCTGATTCTTTACAGGTATGGGGGAATGGTGCCACTTATGACAATGTCCTGCTTGAAGCATCTTATGACCGGGCGGGGATCCCCTGCCCATGGAAGTTCTGGAATAACCGGGATGTAAGAACCATTGTTGAGTTGGGTAAAACCGTTGGGTGCAAGCCTCGCTATGAGATCCCATTTGAGGGAGAACCACACAAGGCTATTTCGGATGCGCTTCATCAGGTCAAATACGTGTCAGCAATCTGGCAGCGTCTGACTGAACACTGATTTTTTAATTTCAGAATATGGCCCGAATATGGGCCATTATGAGGTAAATCACATGCTTCAAATGCTGACTTTAGAAGAATGGGCTGCGGAAAAATACCGAAGTAATCCCCCAAGTCTGAATACCTTACGCCGATACGCAAAAGAGAGCATGTTCACTCCCCCGGCCACCAAAGAAGGGAGATATTGGCGGGTAAGAGAAGATGCCGAGATCACAGGTAATTTAACCCAGCCCGTAATTAAAAAATCTGATTCGCCTATGCTTCAAAGGATACTGTCTGATGGCTGCCCGACCACGTAAAAACAACGTCAAGATACCTAATCTTTATCCGCTCTATAGTCGTAAGGTAAATAAAATCTACTGGCGGTATAAGCATCCCGTTACAGGTAAGTTTCATAGCCTTGGAACTAACGAGGCCGAAGCAACAGCGATAGCAATTGAAGCCAATGAGCGACTAGCTGAACAGCGCACCAGGCAGGTTTTGGCTATCAGTGACAAGATCGCCTCCAGCAAAGGAAAGGCTATAACAACAAATACGTGGTTAGATCGTTATTGGAAAATTCAGGATGAAAGACTGGAGAATGGTGATATCAAGCCGAACACTCATAAGCAAAAGGCTAAACCAGTAGCCCTACTTCGTGAGAGCGTGGGAATGAAATTGATTTCATCCGTCGATGTTCGGGATGTTGCACAGATACTGGAGTCCTATGTTGCAGAAGGTCAACCGAGGATGGCCCAGGTAATCCGCTCTGTTTTGATCGATGTTTTCAAGGAAGCCCAACATTATGGCGAGGTACCGCCGGGTTATAATCCGGCTCTGGCAACAAAACAACCGCGCCGGCGGATTAGCCGACAACGTCTAAACCTCGACGAATGGCAAAAGATTTTCGCGATTGCTGATGCCCGCCATCAATACATGGGCAATGCAATGCTATTGGCGCTCGTTACAGGTCAGCGCCTCGGGGATATTTCCAACATGAAGTTTAGCGATATTTGGGATGACCATTTGCATGTCGTACAGGAGAAGACGGGCAGCAAGCTAGCGATCCCTCTGTCCCTGAGACTGAATGCGATTGACTGGAGTTTGAGGGATGTAGTTGCGCGTTGCCGTGACTATGCCGTGAGTCCATACCTTATCCATTTCTTCCGGGCGACCTCAATGGCAGAACGAGGTGCACAGGTGAAGTCGAACACAATAACAATGAATTTCAGTAAGGCCCGTGATAAAGCAGAAATAAATTGGGGGGATGGAACACCGGCAACTTTTCATGAGCAGCGTTCTTTAGCAGAACGTCTTTATGAGGCCCAAGGCATTGATACCCAGAAATTATTGGGACACAAGTCCCCTAATCAGACTGCTCGGTATCATGATGATCGAGGCAAAGATTGGGCAAAAATCAACGTTTGAAATTTTTACTCACTAATGATACTGTATATACATACAGCATGCATGCTATTTAACCTGTTGAAGTTGCTTGGTTTTATGGAATAATAAAACCATATAATTTTACAGGAGTTTTCTTATGCTTTTTTATGCCCTACGTGTGTTAATGAGACCGCGAGATCCTGATCTTTTTTCCAAGGGAACTGTTGAAAAAGACATCTCTCACTTTGAAAAAGCGATAGAGATAACCGCTCAAAAGCTTCATTTAACCTCTGCCACACCGTCTGTTCATAAGAAAACTAGTTACACCTTGAAATTAAGTTTAAAACCGACCGATGGTGTTATGGCTGGCGTAATCTCTCGGCAGCAAAAGATCAAAGGACATGATAAGGATTTTCGTGAGTTTGATGTAGACAACTATCCACCAATCGTTTGGATTTGGGACAGAGAAGAGCAAGTTCTGCTGGTTGAAAAGAAAACGGCCGTATTTAAAGACCCTCAGCAGGTAGCTAAGGCTTTTGAAGATCTCAGCAACAACGATTATCTAGCGCAACTGGGCCTAAGGGTGTTCATCGAGCCCTGCCTTGAAATGGAAGATTTCTGGTCTGAATACCATAATCTGCAATTTATAGACAAAGTAAGCTTTACCTTAGTTATGCCAAACATTTTTGGAAAAACAAAACAAGCTTTGTCAGATGATTTACGTAAGATTGAGAAAGATACAAATGCTAATGCAGTAACAACTACTTTTGAAAACAGAGATGGAAATCTCAAACTCAAAAGTTCGCATTGGGCGTCAGTATTGGTTGATTGGGTCAAAGACGGTGGTGGCTCATGGTTGATAAAAGGTCGTAAAACAATCAATTCAAAATCAACCACAGTTACCAGCAATCAAACAGCTAAAATCGTACTTATTGAAGGTGAGATATCTGAAATTGAACTCAATGGATATTCATCCAGTGATGTTAAGGACATCATAGCCTTACATAAAGAAAGGTACACATTCAAAAATGAAGAATTTAGGCGTCTGGATTAA